AATAGACCAGGAGTGCATGCAAAGAGTAAAACAAGCGTTTTAAAAAGCAGTAAAAACTATAAAAAACTTTACAGAGGTCAAGGAAAGTAATAACTTGTTAATAACCCAGCTTAAAAAAATTTTACAACTTAAAAAAAAAGCGTGTAACTTTGGTGGGTTAGTGGGGAAGTATGTAAATAACTTAATAACTAACTAAATAAATAAATTAAATGGAAGACTTAACTATTAGAAAACTTGCTGAAAAAATTGCAGCTGATTTTGCTTTAAGCGTTAGAGAACGTACTGATATGATTCTTGAACTTGATGCAATACAATATCAAAACTTAGGTATTGATTCAACTAAAGCAGAAAAAATAAAAGTTAAGTCAGACAGTAAATACTTATATAAACAAATAAAAGGTTTTAATGAGCATGATGGTAAATTGCTTTTAAACCATTTAGACGTATAATGCCTAAAACCGCTAAAAAACAAACACGAAGCAAACTGGTTAGAAAGCTTGATGTTTTATTCAGCCAATGGGTAAGGCAATCAAATGCCGATCACGCTGGGTTTTGTGTTTGTGTAACATGCGGTAAAAAGGAACATTGGAAATCAATACAAGCTGGTCACTTTATGAGCCGCAAACATTATAGCACACGCTGGGATGAAGATAACGTTCACCCTCAATGTATTGCGTGCAATGTTTATAGGGCTGGCGAACAATATAAATATAGTGTTTCATTAGGTCCATATAGAGCAGAAGCATTATATTTGAAAAGTCAAGAGCTGGTTAAGTTTACTGACTACGAATTAGAGGAAATGATAAATGATTATGCTGAACGACTTAAAAAAATTACTTGATTAATTCTTGTATTTTGTTCTTTGTTTGAAAAGGGGGTAAATTAATTTTTATCCCTTTTTTGTTTTTGTTAAATATTTTTTTATAACTTTACATTATGGAACAATATACAAAAGCAGAACTCTACGGCAAGGTCTTGGAACTGCAACATGAGAATGAACAATTAAAACAACAATTAATTTTTAGTTATGAGCAAAGAAACAAACATTAATCAAAAGCTATTTGACCTACAACAAGAGATAGGTACAATCAGTAAGGATGCAAGTAATCCTTTTTACAAATCAAAGTATTTTGATATTAACTCACTTATTAAACAATTACAACCTTTACTAAAAAAACATAGGTTACTACTTTTACAACCTATTGAAGAAGATATTGTTTTCAGTAAATTAATTTGTATTGACGGTACAGGTGGTGTTATAAGTGGTTTAAAATTACCAGAAATTAATGACCCACAAAAGTTAGGAAGTTGTATTACATATTACAGGCGTTACACACTTTCTTCACTTTTAGGCTTACAAGCCGAAGACGATGATGCTAATGCTGCAAGTGGTATAATAGCAAAACAAGAAAAACTTCCTTGGCTAAATGCAAATACACCAGCGCATAGCAGGGCAATAGAACATATGAAAAACGGTGGCGACATAAAAGCAATTGAAGCTAAATATCAAGTATCTACTAAAATGCGTAACGAGTTAGAAAATGCAGCAAAATTGTAAAATCAAACGAATTTATTTTAACTTTACATATAATAATTATTTAATCACAATTTATGGAAATTACAGGAACAATCAAAGTTTTAGGAAACTTAGAGAAAGTATCGGACAAACTTACCAAAAAACAAGTAGTAATAACTACTGATGAACAATACCCACAGGATTTAGCTATTGAGTTTTTAAACGATAAAATAGACACACTTAAAAACTTTAAAACAGGAGACAAAGTAGTGATAGGTATTAATTTACGAGGGCGTGAATATAATGGTAAATATTATAACAATATAGTAGGCTGGCGTGTATCAGCAGAATTAACTGAAGTTACAAACAATCAACAGCAGCCAGCACGCGAAGAAGTTGATTTAGATTTTTAATATATGGGGCTTTTGCCCCTTTTTTTTATGAAGTATTTAAAAGATGGCGAAGAAATGCCAATAGATTTTTGGAATTACAGAGTAAACCCAATAACTGGGTATTACGTTCAACCAATGGATGAAAACTGTACACGGAACGAAAAAAAATATTATATTACTACACAAAAAATATGATAGCAAAAGCAGAGAATATACAAGATAGAATATTAGATATTAAGTACGGTAGAATCAAGGAGGGTCTTAAAATAGGTGTTCCTGAAATTGATGAGTACTTAAGATTTAAACAAGGTAACTTTAATGTTATTATAGGGCATGCGAATGTCGGAAAAACTACTGTAATCATTTATTTTTTTACTTTATGGGCAATTAAACACAATCTAAGGTTTTTAATTTGGTCTAGTGAAAATACAGCACAAAGTATTGTACGTAAAATTATTGAGTTCCGCATGAACAAAACAATAAACGAAGCGAGCGATGTATTAATTAATGAAGCTATACGCTGGTGTGATGAACATTTTAAAATAATTGACGTTGATGATATTGTAACCTATAAACAATTATTAAAAGAAGCAAACCAAATTAAAGACGTATGGGATTATAATGCTTTACTTGTAGACCCTTATAATAGTTTAGCTAAAGATATAGGTTTATTTAAGTCAATAGGTGGGCATGAATATGATTATCAAGTTGCTTCTGAAATTAGGTTAATGGCTAAAAAACGTAATATTGGAATATTTTTAAATGCTCACGGTGTAACCGAAGCCCTCCGTAGAACCCATGCAAGTGGACACGAATATGCTGGCTTACCAATGCCTTTAGGTTTAGCAAGTGTAGAGGGTGGAGGTAAATGGGCAAACAGGGCTGATGATGTTATCTGTATTCATCGTTATACAAGTAGCCCAGTTGATTGGATGTATAGTCATTTACATGTATTAAAGGTAAAAGAAAATGAAACTGGTGGTAGATGTACTCCTTTTGAAGAACCAATACGGCTTAGAATGTCTAAAAATAATGTAGGCTTTGAGTTTATGGGTAGGAACTTAATACATAACCAAAACAAAATAGAAAAATTAAATATATAAAATGATAATGATTGGGGTTTTGCTGTTAGTATGTTTGTTATTTTTAATAATAGCACAAATTAAAAAAGCTGAAGTTATATTAAGCCCAATCGTTGGCATTATGTTTGGTTTTTTATATCACAAAGAACAATACGAAGAAGAAGATGAATTTACGCTGCAATGCGTGATAGGTGTAATTAGTATTACTGTGATATGGATAAACCCATTGGATGGCTTACAAAAGTAGCCGAAAGACACAAAGAGTGGATTAAAATAATAAATAGCTTTGGTGAATATGATTACGCTGAAGATTTAGTACAAGAATGTTACATAGTTTTATATAAATATGCAGATGAAAATAAAATTATTACAGATGGTGTCGTTAGTCGTGGGTATATGTATTTTACTCTTCGTTCTTTGTATTTCCAATATTATAATAGTAAAAGAAAAGTTGATAAAATTTCTATCGATGATGATGAATTTACCTACCAAATTCAAGACGATACGCAAATGGATGAACAAATAGCTTTTAATAATATTTGCCAAATGGTAGACAAACATATTGAAAACTGGCGTTGGTATGAAAAAAAGTTATTTACTTTGTATAGAGATACCGATTTAAGTATTAGGGGTATTGCTAACGAAACTAATATAAGTTGGGTAAGTATATTTAATACACTTAAACAAGCTAAAGATGAATTGAAACAAACATTTAAAGAAGATTGGGAAGATTATAAAAACGGTGATTATGACAGAATTTAATGGTGACAAAAGAAGTAAAGCTTATAAAGAATGGAAAAAGAACCATGCTAAAGCAAGCGAGGGTCTGGGCGATACTGTAGAAAAAATTACAGAAGCCACAGGTATAAAAAAAGCAGTTAAATTTATTGCAGGTGAAGACTGCGGTTGTGATGAACGCAAACAAAAGCTGAATCAAATGTTTAGGTATAAAAAACCTGAATGCTTAACCGAAGCTGAGTTTGATTTAATTAAAATGGCAGTAGATACTAAAAAGAATAAATTTACACCTGATGAGCAAGAGTTGTTTAAAAATATATACGAAAGAATATTTAAAGTAAAAGTAGAATGTACTCCTTGTAGTTTTGCTAAAATAGTTTGGAAGGACTTAACTTCAGTATATAATCAATACTTATAAAACAAAACAAACAATGAACAAAAAAATTAACAATTTAAAAGAAGCTGAATACTATACTAACTTTAACCTAGTTGGTGAGTATATTGTT